TCTGGGTGCATGCTGGCGCGGTGCTCGCGGATGAGCGCATCCGCCCGGGAGGGTGTTGGTGCTGTGGTCACGGGGTCTGTCCTTTCTCGGCTGCCGGCGCGAGCTGCTGCAGGGCCTCGCGCACGGCATTGCAGATGCGCTCCAGGTAGCCGTACTCCGGGTTTGGCTCCTCGGATTCAGGGCCAAGCGCGTACCACCACTCCTGGTGGAAAACTTCTTCGAGGAGCTTGGAATGGCTCCAGCAGGAGTCCTGTGTTTCGCAGTCACTGAGATCGTCGGCTTCGTCAAACAGCTCGCGCGCCTGTTCTTTGTCGAGGCTCCCGTATTTCATCTGCGTGCGATGGTCCCGGAATCGGCGGCGCAGGCAGATCGTCTTGCGCGCGAACTTCGCCAGCGCCTCGCCGTTGAACCGCGTGGAGTTCAGGCCAGGCGCGAAGTTCTTGATCAGGTAGTGGTTGTCGCAGCTGGCGAAGAACTGCGCGATGCCCTGATCGCCCATGGCGCCCCAGTACGACGCCCAGGCTCTGCCGTAGCACTCGATGGTGATTCTGCCGCGCCCTGGCTCAATGTCATCCAGCGTGACCCGTACGGGGTCCAGTCGGTGGGATTGCATGATGTCGCTGATCGTGAGGTGCACGACCGCGTTTGAACGCTCAACCTTCATGTGGTCCTTTCTGCTGCGCCTGGGCGCGCTGCTCTCGAAAGTCCGCCACTGCCTTGATGGCCTCGGCTGTGGCCTGCTCGGCGAGGTCGGGGCGGCCGAAGAGCGCGAGTGTCCGAGCCAGTTCGCGCTGTGCACTGGCAAGGCCCTCGAATGGGTCACGGCACATCGGGTTGCGGTTCCCAGCGCCGAAGTGCACTTCGCTGGAATACCCGTCATCGCTGGTGTATGAGATGACGACGCGGATTCGTTTCAGTTTCGGGTCTGCCATGTGTCAGCTCTCCTTGTGCCCAGTGGGGCGCGACACCGGCACGCTGATGACCAGCGGCCGAGGGATGTAGATGCCGCCAAACATGGCGGCGATGCTCAGGGCCAGGACGCGCTTACGCATCGAAGCCTCCACCGTTCTTGCTCACAGCCTCCGCCATGCCGGCCTCGAATTCATCAGCGCTCATGCCGCTGGCGATGTGCCGCGCCTCCGCGTCGTCGTCGTAGATCTCCGCATCCCACGGGCCCTCGAACTCGGGCACGAGCGCGATGCGGTGCCGCTGCATGGCATCCAGCAGTGCCGTGTCGTCGCTCGCATCCACTGCAGGCGCAGCAGGTGCTGCCAGCACCGGGCGGCCCAGCTTGCCCGCGGCAGCCTTGGCAAGGCCCACGATGTCGCACAGCGAGGCCTGGGGAGCCGCATCGACTTCACCGTGCAGGGCCACGTCCAGATCGCGCACCAGGCGGTCCACTTCTTCGGCCGCGATCCAGTTGCCAGCTGCAGGTGCTGCCGTTGCACCGAGGCCTGCGGACAAGATGGACAAGGCGTAGCGCGCGTCATCCTCCTGTCGGAATGCGACCATGACGCAGTAGGCAGGCTCCTCGCCGCTGTCGTCGAGGCCAAGACCCGCAGTGATGGCGCGGGGCATCACGGGGATGGGCGCAGCGGACAGTGCGGGCGCAGCAGGTGCTGCCACATTGGCAGGTGTGGGCTTTGCTGCCGAGATGGCCGCCGCAAGATCGTTGGCGGCTGCGCGCAAGATTCGTTCCACGTTCCCGGATGTGCTCACCAGCCGGCCGCAATCGCGCATGATGTCAGCGAGGCGCACCAATTCTTTCGCGGAACGTGGAGAGGGCGCAGCAGGTGCCTGGGGCGCTGCTGCCATCGCCTTCGCATAGGCCAGCGCATCGGAGAGACGCACCAGGGGTTCGGCTTGGAGCCATTCGTGGCCTGCCGCGTGTCGCTTGAAATCTACCGTTGGCGGCAGGTCGCCGGCTTTCTCTCCGCCTTCTATCTTGATGGGCTTGTTGAGCCACGCCACTGTTTCAGGCGCGGGCGCCTGTGGTGCTGCCGCCAGCCGATCCAAGACCATCGTCTCCACGATGATCGCCATCTCTTCGACATCGCCAGAGAGGCCGTGGGTGAGGCTCAGGGCTTCCATGTCTTCGTCGGTGAGCACTTTGGCGCCGCTGGCCGAGGCTTCAGATCCCTGTTGTGTCGGCGCTGCTGCCAGCGCGGCGCAGGACAGGTCGCCCGTGGTGTACCGGCGCAGCTCGGCAAGGGTCTTCGGAGCATCGCGCTTCTTGTCGATGGCACTGCATGCCGAGGCGATCAGGTCGAACGGAACGGCGATCATGCTGCCGGGCTTCGCTGCGGCGAAAGTGGCTGCGCCATTGGCGAATTCCTCAACCTCGTTGTAGCGGGGATGGTCTGCCGCCACGATGAACGACTGGTCATCCACGATCATCAGGCCCAGGTCTTGGATTTCATCGGTCAGCCAGCCGCCCCGGTCGTGGTCGTAGCGCTCGCACTCGAAAGAGCCGTCCGAGCCATTGACCGGCAGCGTGTAGCTGTCGTGCGGGCCGCCGTAGGTCGGCACGTACTGGCCTGATTTGTGATGCTCGATCCACATGAAGAAGGGGCGGCCAGTGATGGGGCACACATCCGGGCACCAGGGCGCGGTCGGGGCTGCAGGCGCTTCCAGGGCGGGCGCTGCTGCCAACATAGCGGCCCAGTCAGCACGAGCCGAGTGGAATCGTCCGCCTTCCCGCACATAGGCGTCCAGCATTTCGCGCGTTGGCTCTACTGGCACCAGCTTCCAGCCATCGGGCGCCGTCGGGGCTGCAGGCGCTTCCAGGGCGGGCGCTGCCGGGGCGCGCAGGTATGCCATGGGCGCGCCCGGCTCGGTAGCGGCGTCCAGCACGATCTCGGCCACCTCCAGGCTGCGGCTGGGGTTGCCGGCAAAGCCCATCATCACGATGGCAAGGTCGCGGCGCGTCTTGTCCCAGGCCGGACCAGCCACAGCGGCAGGAGCTGCCCCGGCGTAGAGCGGCGTCCAGGCGCCAGAGGTCTTGCGTGCTTCGCAGATCTGGCTGTGCATGATCGGCCCCTCGGTGCTGCCATCGCTGCAAAACCGAATCCAGCATACGGGCTGGGCCGGCTCATCGATCTGGGCCAGGCACTGGTGGTCCAGGCGTGGCAGCTCGCACCACGCCACCACGTTGCCATCGACGCCCCAATGCTGCTCCTCGTGCTGGTTCATCTCGTACCAGCCGGCGGGGCAGAAGTATTCGTCTTTCTCCTCGCTGTATTCACCCCATTCGGGATCGGCGTCATCCCCAAGCGGTAGGGTGTGCTGGGCTGCCCACATGGCTCGCATTGGGATCTTCGCGCCCTCCAACCAAGCGAGGACGTAGCGGCCAGATTTCGGAAGAGCCTCGGAGGTCTTGATGATCTTCATGGTTGCCTTTCGGGGAGCAGCTGCCAATGCGCTGCAGTGGTGTTGATGACGTGGCCTGCGCGCTGCAGCAGCGGGCACTGGGGTGGGGTCGGGGTCATGGGGTGCAGAAAAAGCAAACCCGCCGAAGCGGGAGGGTCAGTTGCGGAGCGCTCTGGCGAGCCTGGCGCCGATCCAGCGCACGACAGGCACCGGCCAGCTGTTGCCCAGCGCCTTGTAGCGGGGGCCGTCTGGGCAGGCGTCGGAGGGCTTGCCGCGCCAGGGGATAGCCGTGTAGCCATCAGGAAATCCCTGCAGGCGCTCGCACTCGGTTGGGGTGAGGCGGCGGACCTGGGCGCCGAGCATTACGCCGTTGTGGCGGCGGCTTCCATAGTTGACGTCCAGGGTGCCCACGGTCTCGTTCATGCGCACGCCAGATTGCGAGGCCTGCACAGCCACGGCCGTTGGGTTTGTGGCGCCCAGGGCCGGGCTCAGGTTCTCGGCGCTGGCATGCTGAGTTGCGGACATGCGCGCGGGGAATGCGATGGTCGGAGCGTGGGCGCCGGCCGCCAGCGGATGGCACGGATCACCAGGCTTGGGGCTGCTGTAGTTGGCCGCGCTGGTGATCTGCGTGGTGTCGAACGCGACGGGGATCAGCGGCGTGCCGCGTCCCGTGCCGTCCTCGCTGTCGTCGAAGCCTTCACCGCGCAGGGTGTGCGTGATCTGTGGGATCAGGTGGCTGTGCCCGTGGTTTGCGTCCTGGCCACTGGCCCCTTGCAGGCGCCCGAAGCTGGCATCGATCGTCGCGACAGTGTCTACGAGCTGGCCACGCTCTGGGTCGTTGACGCCGCCACGGCGCCCAGCGCTTGCTGTAAGGCTGCCGGCAGGTTTTTGCCCCGCTTCTCGGCTCGGCGCAGTATCCCGGCGCATGCCGTCCCACTCAAAAAGTACCGCTGCGGGATCGAACCCGTTTCGAGCGCTTGCGATAACGAACACACGGCGGCGTCGTTGGGCCACTCCGAAATATTGGGCGTCCAGGGTCCGCCATGCGACTGACCGCGCTGGTCCATACACAGCACCAGCGTTTGCCCAGCGGCCCCCTGGTGGCTGAAGCGGCTCATCTTCTCCGGCAAGGCCTGCCAGAAAGCACCCGAATGCGTTGTCCTTGGTGCTGAGGACGCCCGGGACGTTTTCCCAGAGGATGCCGGCTGGAGGCTTTCCAGCGGCAAGTCGAACATGGTCAATTGCATCTGCAAGCTCCACGAATTTGAGGGTGAGATTGCCGCGGGCATCGGCAAGGGAATTGCGCAGGCCCGCGACGCTGAATGCTTGGCAGGGCGTACCACCGCACAGGACATCGGGCGCGGACACCTCGCCGGAGAGCACGCGCCGCGCGATTGCGGTCATGTCGCCTAGATTCGGCACGGCCGGGTAGTGGTGGGCCAGCACGGCGCTGGCGAAGGGATCGATCTCGCTGAGCCAGGCGGGCACAAAGCCCAGCGGACCGAGCGCCACGCTCGCGGCCTCAATGCCGCTGCAGACGCTGCCTAATGTGATGGGTGGCGCGTTCGCCATGCAGGGTTCCTTTGGGACAAAAAAAAGCCACTCGCGGCATACCGGGAGGGCTTCGGTGGTTGTGTGTGGGTTCAGCTGGCGGGCGTCTCGTCCCAGGTGCGGCCGTCCAGCTGGCGGCCTGCGGCCTTCTTGCCGACCCGGTACATCGTCATGGCGCCGGGCGGGAAAGCG